CTGTGGAGGAAGGCGTGAACGACAAGCAAGCAAAGAAACTGCGTCGCATTGTATTCGGTGATCGTGCCTTCAGAGGCACTAAGGAGTACGTGGCGGTAAGATATGAGCGCAAAGCCAGGCTGGTGGACCTTCCCAACTCCGGGGGGCTCGTGCTCGACGTGACTCCGTTTACCGTTCGGTTGCAACCTGAAACTCCGCACGCGAACTATCGTGCTTTGAAGCGGATCTTTGGAAGGAGGGCGGCATGAAATTTATCCAGTTACCAGACCAGGCAAGAGGTTACGAGGACCTTCTCCGCGAGGTGATCGGTCTTCGTGTGAAAGCAAACAAGAAGAAGGACGAGGCCAAGGCGCTTGAGGAGGAGGCTAACGGACTCTTCCAGGGAGCCGCTGAGCTGGCGGGGTTCGACGCCGTGGAAACGGACGTGGGAACAATCCGAGTAGTAACCAAGGCTGGCAGCGACAAGCTGGACAAGGCCAAGCTGAAGGACTACCTGCTCAAGAAGGGCGTTGACAGCTCCCTGGTGGTCGAGGCGTTCAAGTCGTCCACAACTAAGGGAGAGCCCAGCAAATACGTGGGGTTCTTCCCACCGAAAGGAGCCTAAGCGTGTACGACGACGACGAGATTGAACAACTGATCGATGAGGAGATAGCCCGTGGCGTTCCTGGGGAGGATTACTCAGGCACATACGACGAGTTCCCAGGCGAGCCCCCCACGCCGGAGCTGCTTGAAGAGTTCGGATTCTTCAACGTCACGTGCAAGTACGGCTGCGGGACCTTTCCTCTCGAAGAGGCTGAGGTGCTTACGATAGATCTCAGCCAGGGAACAGCAACCTTTAGATGCAGGCTCTGCAACGACATCCAGACGGCAGAGCTGCTAATTTTGGATTAGAAAGGAGAACGGTTATGGAAAAGTTTGAGAAGGACGCGCAGGTCAGCTATATGGAACATTATGCAGAGCCGGGCAGTGTGGCGCTTATTATGGACGAGAACAAGAATGTCGCTCTGGTTCTTCCGGGAGATCCTGAAGACTACCTGAACCGCGACGTGAAGGACGTTCCCATGCACATAAGAATTATAGGAACCGTGGCCTCGCTAATTGCCGACCCGGCATTTCTCCGGATGCTGGAGAGGCTGGCGAAACAAAGAGAAGAAGTGGCTAAGTAGGTAGCCGCCCGGCAAGATCCTCCGGAGTGAGTATGAATTCCAGTGCCCACCTGTTTCTGCACTCATTGCAGCGGATTCGGGTGGGCACAAACTTTTCCTGGCAAGGAAACCAGGTCTCCTCAGAGTGCGCGAGTTGGCCGCACACATTACACCGCCACATCGACCCCCCGGCGTACCTTGGATCTTCCTCTAGAGTGAACTTTTCGCTGAGTCTGTCCAGGTTGGTTTCCATACTTCAGCTCCTTTCCGAATGTGGTGACGTTGCCGTTTTTCTTCCACTGCGCTCGGGTGCGCGTAGCAGTGCCTATAATTCCCGCTTCCCGGTCTCCGGGAAACTCAAACTTTTCATCAGTCTTTGACATGAACAACCTCCTTCACTATTGACTTCACGCGCTAATCCTCCAATTTTGGAAACTGTTTGCGATCCCTGGCAGTGGCGTACCGGATGGTAATCCACCCTATCCCCACCCACTCCCACACTTCGTCGCCAACAAGGATTTTCGAGATCCGCTTCTCGTTGCCGGTAGTCATGGCAAGCGCGGTCACTTCGCTGCGCTTCACCGTTTGCGGCCTCACCATTACGGGGCGGTAGCGGTTCTTGTTTGGATCGCCTGGGATCTTCCCATAGTACACCCCGGTATCCCGCCCGAAATCGCCTACCACTTGTACTTTTTTTGGTCTCCCCATATCTTACCTACCTTTGCGTCTGAGAGTATAGGCACCTTCAATGTAACGCTGTGCTCCATGACATCCTGTTGCAGCGGCACCCAAATGTCAACTATATCTTCGCTCACCTCGAAAACTAAGTCATCGTGGATAGGAATGATCGGATGACAGATGTACCCCTGCGACTGGAAGTCTTTGTAGTAGGGGATCAGGTTCGCCATTCCCTTCTTGAACACACCAGCCGCTCCGGACTGGATAGGCATATTGCCTGCTTGCCTTGCAGCCTCAGCGCGCGCCATTTTGCTCGACGATCTGATAGTGGCTAAGTATCTACGCCTGCCAAACAGGTCCACCACGTAGCCGTGCCTGCGCGCAAACGCCACCAGGTCCTCCATGTAGACTTCAACATCCGGGTAGACACCAAACCAGTCGTCGATCAGTTGCTGGCAGCGACTCTGCGTCCAGTAGTCTGGATCGAGGCCCATCATCAACAACTGTTCCTGAAGCCCTGCGGCGGTGATCCCGTAGACCACACCGAAACCCACCCTCTTGGATGGATACCTGTGCTTCATTTCATCCAGCTCTTCGACAGGCAGCTTGAAGATACCGCTCGCCGTCATGGAGTGGATGTCCAGACCGTTCTTGAAGATGTGGATAAGCCTGGCGTCCCCCGACTCGTGTGCGAGAACGCGCATCTCAATCTGCGACAGGTCGTTGCTGACGAATGCGCAACCATCCCGCGCCGTAAATGCTTTTCTAATCGCCTTGCCGTCTTCGCTGCGGGTTGGCTGATTCATCAAGTTCGGATCAGCAGACGCCAGGCGGCCCGTAGAGGTGCGGGTAATCTTGATCTTTGTGTGGATTCTCCCATCCTCTGCTATCCACTTGGGCAGCTTGTCGGTGTAGGTGCTCTTCAGCTTCGAGTAGGCGCGCCAGTTACGTATCAGCGGCACCACGGGATGCTGAGCAACTATGAGAGCAAGCGTCTTGTCATTGGTGGCGATCTTCCCGTGCTTGAAGTTGGTCTTCAGGCGAAGCTTGTTGAACAGGAGATCCGCTACCTGAAGTGGACTGCCCACGTTGATTACCTCGCCGTTGCTCAGAGCGGTGATCTGTGCCTCCAGCTCTTCTATGCGGCGGCCAAAGTAGTCCCCAAGGCGCTTCAGCTCTTCCGGGATCGGCTGGATTCCGGTGGCCATCATGTCCTTGACCATGGGCACGATCCCCATGTCCATGGCAAACACGCCCTCCATCCCGGTGTCCTGGATTCTGCTCCACAGGTACGGATGGATGCGGATTGTGGCGTCTGCGTCGCGGCAAGCGTACCATACAGCGTCTTCCTTAGCCACCATTGATAGATTGCCTGCCGGCATCTCTCCTAACGCAGCCTCGACCGTATTTCGGCCCGTTTCTTCGAGATCCAGCTTGTGCCAGCGCCGCCAGAGATCTGCCCGAGTGATCTTCTCCTTGAGTAGATCGGTGAAGATTCTTTTTACCACCTTAGCGATGTTTTGGGGCTGTCTGTAGTGGAAAATTCCACCGGGCTTGATTTCCAGAATCTTCTCCGGGTCCGGCCAGGTGTAGCCCATCACCTTCTCAAGATACTTATGGGCTAAGCCGGCAGACACCTCGGCAACCATGTCGTCGTAATCCTTCATCACCATACCCCAGTACCTGAAGGCTAAGGGTTTAAGTCCCTGGGGCTCTGATTGCAGAAGGTAGGCCATTATCATGGTGTCGTGGATGGTAGCCGGGTAGATCCCCAGCTTTTCCAGAACGAAAATGTCAAACAGGCAGTTGTGGATCAGCGTGGTCCGCGCCGGGTCTTCCAGCAGCTTTGCAAATACCGCAAGAACTTTTGCGTTATCCGCAAACATGACGTAGCCTGTGCCGGGTGCCGTGGACGCCGAAACAATGTAGGGGGTGTATTTCCAGTCGAGAGTCTCAGTATCCACGGCGATCATCTGAGAATGTTCGAAGGCGTCTATAACCTCATTCTCGGATTGTAAAATTCCATAGGATTCACTTCCCGCGAGGGGGTCTCGGAAGTGGGCGGGTCCCAGCTTTCCTCGCAGCACGGCTCCGACGTTTGCGAAGTCGAGGGCGCATAGTTGTGCATACTCGGGGCTTCTAAGTCCGGCAGCAGGATGGTACACAGGAAGGACAATAACCTCCTGGCCAGTCTCTTTGATTGTAACCTCAAATGGTATCCCATGTACAGCCTCCATGTCTACGTCGCCAAGGAAATTCTTAGTAGAGATCGCGCCAACGGTGACGATGATCTTAGGTTGCACGGTGGCTATCTCTAGCAGCAGCCAGCCACGGCACGCGGCAATTTCATCGGGGTTTGGATCTCTGTTAGCCGGTGGGCGACACTTCACAGTGTTCGTGGTGTAGACGTTGGCGCGATCAAGACTGATTGTCCCGAGAAGACGGTCATACTCTTTACCTGCATTTGCTTCGTGGTAAAACGGCGTGCCCCAAATATCTTCGTACTCGCCGGGACCTTCGGCTACGAACATAACTCTGGCGTACTCCGGCCCAGCGCCCCAAACAATGTTGTGGCGAGTCTTGCAGAGCTGGCAGTTGAAGCAATGGTCGGTGAGTTTCACTTAGCGGCTAACACTAATATCGGCATCAGGATTTTCAATACACGCGGCAAGGTACTTCTCCAGCCACGGCACAAAGTTCTCGTACAGTCCCCAGCCATTGGGGGCATCAAACGTTTTGAAATAGGCGGGGTTTGCTTTTAGAGTGGCTATTCCCGTGCGCAAAGGTTCAATCAGGTCCGCCGCCTTTGTAACGCCTATATACTCAGGACGCCATACAGCCGCGTAGATCCCAGCAGCTTTAGCCATAGCCCCAAGGTTGTGGGTAATGTTAGCCTGGAACACTTCGGTCGGACGCACTGCCCTCAAATAAACATCCAAACTCATGGCACGGCTCCTAACTAGTAAGTAGCGCCGGGTACACGTCACCGTTCGCTTTGATCTTCTTGTCTTCGTACTGAGCTGCGACGCGCCTGTAGAGTTCCAGCTTGGCGCATTCGAGAACGCCAATCACCTCATTGATGTGGGTGTAGCTGAGTCCATAGCGGACCAGATAGGCGTTGCACGCTCGGGTGATGTCGTAGTTCAGCTCACCAGTAGTTGCCGGCGGCTGGTAGACTAACTCTACACGTCGATGCTTGTCGATGTAAGGCATGTTAATCCTCCTACTTAGCTGGTTCTGCCAATAAAGTGGGCACTGGGTCTCCTTGCTGACAACGGAACAGTGACAACATCTCGCGCACACGGTCAGATCCCAGCACGGCCTGGAATGCTATCCGCTGGGAAGGATCGACCGGAAAGGGTATTGTGACCAGTGCGTGCCGGCGTGGGACACCGCCCTTGGACGGCCACGCGCGCCAGGTGACTTGCTGTGGGTACTCTTCCTGCAACCGCGCCACAGCTTTCTGGAAGAATCTCCAGTCGTCTTCAGTGTCGATGTCAAGGAGCAGCTCATTCCAGTCGGGAGTCATGATGGTATACCCTTCGGCCACTATTCGCTCCATGTACCGCTCCCGCGTCTCTTTGTACTTCTCGTGGTGTAAGATCTCTTCCAACTCAAGTTCGGTAATCGGCTGCATACTCTCCTCCTTACCTTGGCGGTATCCAGCGCATTTTTCTACCTCGGTTGCGCATCTCTGCCCGGCTCTCCTCCTCAAATTCGATTATACGTGGGTCGAGTGTTGCGTGGGAGTTGACTGTTTTCTGTGCCGCAGCTTCACAACTTTCGAAGATCCGGTAGGCTTCATCGTACATTTGACCAGCCGCCACTTCGGTTCTACCATCCCGGCTGAGCACGCACCATCGCGCCTCACCATACCCTTTGCCGCGTTCGAGCCTGTACTTGGTTCCCCAAATGGGCGCTTCCATGGTCACTCCTTGGTCAGTATATTGGTGCCCCCACGGGAGGGTTGGCGAGTTACCGTGGGGGCTTGTTAGCGTGGCTGGGAGAGCGCTCCTTGCTCACCGGATGGGGCGGACTTGAACCGCGTCCCATGTCCTCACCCGGATTTGCCCCAGCCTTTGAGACTATAAGATAACCACGATTTCCCAAAAGTCAAGAGGCGTGGACGATTTTCCCTGTGTGGGAGTCAACAATCTGCCACCAGTCGTAGCTGCGAACCTGTTGCGCGGCTATGTAGCCGAAGCAGTTCTCAATACTATCGAAAGATGTCTGGAAGTCTTCCCAGCCACCCGCCGGGTAGAACGTGCTCCCCATGAACACCAGGTATCGTTTCATTGCTGCATGCTCCTTTACGTACTGCTCCCGCAGTCTGTGCATCGAGTCTTTTTCCCCACAACAACCGCACGTCACTGTCCACCGGTCCATTCGAGACCACCAGGCAAAACCACACTTCTCGCAGCGAATGTGTAACTCGTTTCGCTGAGGCGTCCACCCGACTGCTATAGCCTTCATTTTCTGCCCCACAACTTCAGGCAGCGCCGAAGAAGACGCACGGTGATACCTGCCCTACTGCCGAGTATTACATTGGGCTTCCACCACGGCAGTCTCGCCGCCCAATCGCGGAATTCCTCGTCGTCGGTGCGCTTTGGATAGATGTGGTTCACTTTCTGTGCAGCTCCTCGTAAATGGACTTGGCCAGAACCTTGCCCACACCAGGCACCTTGATAAGATCCTTCTCGGTGGCGGCCATCAGAATCTCCATAGTCGGAAAGAAGTCCGCCAGTTTGCCGGCGCGCTCCCAGCCAACGTCGTACAACTCTTTCACGATGCGCTGCACCAGGGTCGGCTTGCTCAGTCTCATGTGCTTGGGCATATCGGGGGCTTTCTGGAAATTAAGGTGAGCCCGGTGCTCTTCCCACTTCTTTTGCCACCAGAAGTAGGTGTGCCTGATCCAATCACCAGTCTGAGCGTCCGTATCGGTGAACCATATTCTGACATTGGTGATAATTGCCAGAGTGTTGAGGAAGTTAGCGATCTCAGCGTAAGAGTATTGGCGCGCTCTATTTCCGCCGAGAGGTCTCCACATATTTCTTCCGGCGAGAACTTCGATATATCCATTGTGAACCCTCCAGATGCCCTCCACAACGATGTAGACAACGTGATAGAAGTCCAGCAGGCCGATCAGTTGATGTCCTGACAGCCTGCCGGTGTCCATGCTACTGACTAAGTCTCTGATATTCTTGCGTTCTATGCCAATGCTCCACAGACCGTCCGGGCCGTTCCCGGTGAAGGCTACGTCGCCGAATTGCAGCTTGGTCACTTCCACCGGGACTTTCACGAACTTGACAAGATCGATGGAGCCCACGCGAGGATCAACAAACAGAGGGAAGTTTTCGTTAGCCAAATGTCACCTCCGCACACTCTATACCGTTCTCGTTCAGCCAGGTGGACACTATGTGCCTGTGGCAGTTGCCGTTGCGCTCCCAGCAAAGTAGCACCGTGCCATCGAGCAAATCGGCCTGGATGATGTCTGGCGTCAACTTGGAGAGGACTTCTCCCGAATAGATAGCCTCGTATACCTCCCACGGCATTTCTTTATTGCGGTAGGCAAAGTAGAGTTCCCTTGGGGGTGCCAGCTTAGCATACGAGGGTCCTTTGTAGAATCCTGGGGACTTCCAGGCAATGCTCACGGTTTGGGGCGCAGTCATGTGAGTCCAGAAACACGAGGTCCAGAGTTTCATAGCTCCTCCAGAAAATCGTCCACGGTTACGTAGCCGAATTCATCCCCCAACAATTCCGGCTGGGATTCTATGGTTACATGCCAGATTCTGTTGGTTGGTATGCCACTGAGATAGAGAATGGGCGTCCCCCGGCGGGTAGTGAGTTTCTGAAACCCATCAGTAGGAGGACCACAGAGCCGGTCATACAGCTTCTTGTTGCCTAACAGGATAGCTTTCATGCGCTCTCACCTCCTCCGCTTCCGCCGGCCTGGGGAAAGTCATCAGGCACCTGGGAGTTTTCCGGCCGTTGGGGCTCGTACTTGATAGGCAGCTTGCGCACCGTCTTGTCCTCTTGCCCGGCTTCTATCCTTCTAACTGAGTAAGTGTTTACGTTGCTAAGATTCACGTAAACCCGGCGCTCGGGCAGCCACAACTCCAGAAACCCGTTCTCCACAAACACATTGAGAACGCCCTTGTAGGACGACGGCATAGAATCATGTGTGGTGATGACCACCTGATAGGTAGTTTGTGTTCCACCAGAAGAATCTAGTCCCATAGCCCACCTCCTTATTCGTACTGGTCCGGGCTCGTGCCTTTGATGATACTGGCCGCGATCCACGGGAAGGTTGCGAGTTCTCCCACAAAGAAGGAGTTCATCATTTCAGGACTGTGCCGGCTGTCACGCACCTCGACGTAAAACTGCCCTTGCTCGACCGTCTGGCCGTCCGGCAACTCTCTCTGCACGCGCGAGTGGTTCGGGTAGATCAGCGCCTGCACTATGTGCGCCGTGTCACCAAAGCCCGACATCTCGTACTTGCCCGTTCTCTTGTCGTCCAGGTACTCGGCTTTCATCTTCTGAAGGAGCAGGATGTTCTTGTCACTATCGAGACCCTTTTTCAAGAACCTTCGAAAAGCAGCATTGACCATCCCGTAGTGGTGGGACTTCACCTGCTCCAGCTTTCCGAAGTAGGCTAACCTGGCCACTTCCCACAGCTCAGAAGCCGTGTCGAAGATAACCGTGCGCACCTCGGGGTTTCTTAGTACGTCGATAAACGTGGCATTGATGTCGTCCCATATCTCGCTGGCTTTCTTGCCGGCGTCCTTCTCTTCCTGGCTGGGCATCTCGATCCGGTAGACGTAGATCTTCTTACCGGCGTCCACGAACTTGCCAACAACTCCTTCAAGGCCGTAGTCAGCATCGAACACCACAATAGGTCCCGGAGCTGTTAGCGCCAGGTGGGTTTTGCCCTGCTTCTCCCGTGCGATGATTGCCGCTGTCATGCGAGCCTTGACCTCATTGGTGGCGGCTACGAACTTACCACCTTTCAACAACGTGTCAAGCACCATGTTCGCCATGCTAGTCCTCCTTTTCTATGAGTTCAAAATTATCCTCGAAATACTTTTTGGCCACGTACCATTGGTCGGCATGGTTTGCAGGATTTTGCGCAATCATGCCCCCCAGTTCCGGAGTGTCCACCGGGGCGACACTAATCCCTTCAAGGCTCTCGCCAGGAAGATAGGGTCGCATCTTCGCGAGTCCCTTTCGTCGGTAAAAGTTCCACATAACTAATTTTCTCCTTTCAGTACGTCGTTAAGATTCCAATACCCCTTCTCAAGCATCTCGTCGCGGTGATCGAGGATCATTTTCCAGTTCTCCCGCAACTCGAAGGGGGTGAATTCCATTCTGAACACACGGTACTGGGGGCCGCTGCCTTTGTAGTCGCCCATCAAATAGAGCACGCGCACCACGGACACGCTGACTCCAAGCATGTGGCAGTAACTTTTGAACTGGCATTCCCAGTACCAGATGTCAGTCGGCGTTTTACGTGTGGACCGCCACGTGGCCTTGTACTCCTCATTAACCAGCGCCTCTTTACCGAGCGGGTCATTTGGGCTCAGCCCGTCCGGAGAGCCCACGATACCGTCCAGCTCACACTCGCCTATTCTGGCGGCGTAGCGATCAGCAAAGGCGCGTGACAGCACGTCTTCCCACATGAAACCTACTTCAGCCGCCAGGTCCATGCTCCAGGCTTCAGTGCCTTTTGTGCGCTTGGCATAACCCATCTTGTGCTCTATGAAGTGGGCTATGTCAGACAGGTGGATCAGGCCCGTGTCCTGCGCCTTTGTGCGATCGGTGCCTGATCCCTTAGACACAAACAGCTCTTCTTTGAGTTCGATCATTTCCATTAGAGCACCTTGCCTTCGATGATCTTCCGATTCTCTACTGAGAATGCACCGCCTTCGAACAGGTGGATGATAGCAAACCCGTGTATCCAGTTGTTGTGCGGATTGTACTCCGGGTGAAGATCACACAGGCACCCCACACTCCAGCACCCGCTAAACTTGTCGTCAATTTTACGCACCACCCACTCCTGCACGCGGTGGAAATGCCCCATAATCACGTTTTTTCCAGCGCGCTCGTACATGATCTTGGCAATGTTCACTGCGCCCCAGCCCATTTTAATTTCGTGACCGTGTAGAAATGTCAGCTCTCCACGCTGGAGAACCGGCTGGTTCTTGGCCAGGCGCTCTTTATTATCCACCCATTCCCAGCCCAGTTCAGTAATGCCGAGCAATGCCTGCGGTGCGAAGGCATCTATCCCAGCTAAATGTTCTCCATGCCTCCACAGGTATTTAGTTATTCGCTCTTCGTGATTGCCGGACAAGTACGTGAACTTTTTACCAGGAAAGGCAGAAGCTATCTGACGCGCTACCTGCTTGACCTCTTCAAGTTCTTGGTAGAACGGCATGGTGTCCGGGTTCTTCAACCAGGAAGACACCTTGTAAAGATCAGGCAGCTCGGATACGATAACCTCATCTATTTCTTTTTTCCGAGCAAACTTAATGGCGAGTTTGAGCGCCTGCTTGTCGTGATACGGTGCGTGAATATCTGTCAAAAGTAGAATTCTAGTTTCTCCCTTTTCTTTCATTTCGTGTAACCTCCTCGTAGATTCGAGCGTTCACCACCTCTATCAGAATATCTCTTGTCAGAGCAATGAGAGATTTTCCCTCTTTCGCTGCCCACATGCTTAGATATTCGTGTACAACGTGGGGAAGTTCGGAATTCAGGTGAGCAACCTTCGTGTCTTTGCTGTAAGGTTTTTTGCGCACACCCGAGTCAATTTTATACCTCTCCCAAACACGCCGCCATGCTCGTCCGGATCTGCGTGTGAAGAGTTCCAAAAACTCTTGCTGCTTTGGCAAGGGATAGTTGAACAGGTTCAATCCAATGGCCTCTTTTATTTGCTCGATGATAACTCTTTGAGCTGCCACTTCGTGCGGAATTTTCTCCTGTGTAACTATCTCCTGGGCTCTGTTGACAGTCTCGGTTTTGCAATAGACTTTACACATAGTCTGATAAAGCATGTCTTCTATTTCGTCGTTAATCAACATACCGGGAAGATCTCCTAAAAAGCTGGGGGTTATGGGCACCCCCAGCCTGGTTTGTGTGCTACTTACTTTACCCGAGTGTGATCACTCCATCACTGGATACTGTGAACCCGTTGGCCGTGATCCATTCGTCCTTGAACAGCACCGCGAGAACTTTGTTCCGGTCAGGATCATTCCCGAGGATCTTGAACCCGAGCGAAGGAATGTCCTTCTTGGCCACCTTGCCATCGCCTTCCAGGACGATCCTGGTCAGGAGGTCCTTAGCCTTGGCGTCGAGAGCGCCCTGGTCAGCCGCTCCGGCTTTGGGGGCCTCTTCCTTCGCCTTGGCCTTGCTTTTACCCTTGGCTGGGGCTTCGGTGGTCGTCTGGCCGGGCATGGAGATGATCTTCTCTACCAGCAGGATCTTGTTGTCCCGCTCGTACTCCTTGCCACCGACCGTGCGCCGCTGCGGTTGCTGCAAACCACCGCGCTTGGGACCTTCCATTCTGCGCATGTGGGCCTGCAATCCCTCGAATGCGCTGGCCACGCCGTCCTTGAGGCCGGATGCAGGAAAGCCTGCCTGCACCAGAGAACCCATCAGGATGATGATGTTGCTGGCCTTGCGCAGCTCAGTCTCGCTGCCGATCGGGACCAGGTACATGCCATCGGGAGACGGTTCCCAGTTGTCCGCGCTACCGCAGGACCACCGCTGACGGACGATGTCCTCAGCTTTGGCCTCGGTGCCTGTGACCATGTCGGCGGCGAAACACGGTGCCGCGTCCGCCTTGCCTTCATAGTCATACATCTCGTATTTCACATTCTTCCAGGTGGCATCCACGTCATCCAGAAGACCGCCGGCTACTGCATCGGCGGGGTCCAAAGAAGCGCCTTTACGAACTTGATCTGCCATAAGCGTTTTCTCCTTTATGGGCTTGTAAAATGTTAATGCCTGTGTTACTTCCTTCCCCTAGCTCTTGTTCCTGAGATCTCCGATCTCGATAAGTGGCAGCCCGAGACAGCAACTCCCTGGGCAGCTCCAGGCATCAAGCCTGTAGTTCTCTGTTGTGTTGTTCACCTCCTTTCGTGTGTCGAGTTCTGAAAGCGGATACCATTTCTGGTCATCTTCGTCAAAGTATTCCGCAGCGCCGGTGAGCGGGTCCTCGACAATAGTAGTGCCGTAATCAGCCAGATTGATGTTGGCGACAGCGTCGAGCAGTTCGTTCACCTTGGCAGCCATTGCCTCCTTCTCGAACGAGTTCAGGTGATCCGGGATCAGCTCGTTCAGAATGAAGAAGTAGTTCCTGGCGTCCATGTGCCTGCCACGCAATCCTTCACCGGATTCCTGCTTGCCGGTCTTGCAGAACGTGATCAGTGACAGCACGTGCTTGAGCGCGTAGACCATGGCCACGGTGTAAGGTGTGATCGGTGCGCCGTCGAGCAGATCTGCGATGATACGGAAATTGGCATAAGCATCCGCGTCTTTCTTACCCGCTGTGTAGTCCGCCCCCTTGTTGAGAAGCAGTGTTCGCTCATCGGCGATCATTGCCTCCCAAGCTTCCTGTCTCCCTTCTACTGATGGTGTGTTTTTGTTCATGAAACCTCCTTTCTAAGTGTTTCGTGCAATAGCCGCGTTCGCCCACATTACAGACTCTTCGAGAGCAGTGACCGCGAGCGACTTCTCCCTGGACTCGGGGCACAGTTCGTTGATCAGCCGCGCCAAGTACAGGGCTTCGTAGCGGATAGTGTTGTACTTCGATACCTGCTCAGACTTCGGTGCATGGTACGTGAACCGGTTGTCTAAATCTTCCGGCGTCATAGCCTACCTCCTTTCCAGTTTTGGCGGCGCGGGTGGAGGGAAGATCCTCGACGTGAGACTTTCAAGAAACCACTTCGGTGCGAACTTGCGATTGTACTTAGCAAACCAGGTGATGTTATCGTCGATGATGAAGTTCTCGCACTGATCGTCTTCGGCTCTGTTCCCACGGCCACACGTCTGCACCAACTGTTGCATTGCTACGTAGGGCGCATAGTCCTCGTCGGCATCCATGCGCGCCTTGGTTATCTTGTTTCTGCTATCCGGATAAGGTACTTTGCCAATGATCTGGTACTCACACTCTTCGTAAGGAAAGTCCCAGCCTGTAGTGACTGCGGGACTCACGAAGATCTTTGGGGGGTTGGCGGTTTTGAACCTGTTGACCATTTGGACAACATCCTTGGTTTCGTGAGACATCATCAAATGAGCATACTGGCTGTGATCCCTAACAAAGTTGCGGCGATGATAGGCGGTAGTGTGAATGATCCCCTTGCGGTCGAGCCGGCCTTCTATAATTCGGTCGATGGTCTTCAGCCAGTCGCGCAGTTCTGCCTGGCTGGTTTTGGCGTTCATCCGGGCACCCTGCACGTGAACCACCAGGCGCGTCTCCAGGGGAAAGGTGTGAGGGTACTCGTTTACCAAGTAGTCATCAGGTTCGAGCCCCAGCATCTCGCCAGTCTTCGCGCAAATCGAGGCGGACGTGAGAATTACGTGCTTAGCCCCTTTGAACAGAATGGACTGGCATTGATCGCTCACTCTGATAGGAGCAAAGGAAATGGTTGTTGATTGAACGTCGCACACCCAGTTTGTGGCATCCATCCCGGCGAGATCGTGCAACTTAGCCGCTAAGCGTTTCAGCTTGCCTAACTTTCGAAATAGCTGGCGCTCGGGAGTGCGGCGAATCTCGATCATCAACTCCTCGATGTCGCGCGTGGTCTGTGTGAAATAGTGGCCGGCCCACTTAGCCCACTGTACTATGGTGTATTTGTCGGGGTCTTGAGGGAGTATGGGCAGCAGAGCAGGATCGCTTCGGTTGAGTTCCACTGTGAGAAAACCCGCAACCGCTTCGGGGGCATCGTGCCCTTCGTCACACACAAGCAGTTGAGGCATTCCGATACTCTCGCCATAGGCACTTGAGAAAAACCAAAAGGAGTAATTTGTAACGACCAGGTCGGCTTTTTGTGCTCTAATGATAGCCGCATAATAAGGGCAGTTGGCAGTTCTCTGCATGATACAGGGTATTCCAACGCTGCACTCTGCCTCGTCACAAGTGAGTTGATTGTTCGAGGCTGGGCACTTGTAGGCATTCTTCCCTCGCACGTCAACCATGCCGACGGACTCGAAGTCACGCATAAGCTGTGACTGCAATCCTTTGGTTGATGTCAGGATGATCGTCTTACCACCGAACAGACGCGCAGCAGCTACGTACATAAGCGACTTGCCGAACCCGGTAGGACATATAGATATGGTTACTCGTCTATCATTCTCCAGCGCTCGATAGATCGCTTCGGCCTGGTTCTCACGCCAGGCACTATACTTCTGTGGGAGGCCGAGCGCCTCCGGTGGGGGCAGAAACTCCATGTGCTATCCTTCTCCCGGATAAGTTACACGCGAACTAAAGCAATGCGATGCTCCAGAGCAAGTCCGTTTTTCTTCAGCCACTCAGTGTCGAAAAGCTTGTTGAAGTCTCCCCTGTCAATACTGGCATCAGGATTGTTCCGCGTAAGCCGAAAAGCTTTGACTATCAGCTCTCTTCGGTCAACCCACCTTCCAGCGAACGGCAGCTCCTTGTGAAGAAACTCGGCAAAGGGGTCGTTTGTAGGCGGAACTCGAAGTGGTTCAGAATTACGCACAATCCGAGGATCGAAGCTGGGCAAGCCATACTGCCTGTTGGGCAGGTCGTATGTGTGGAACAGCAGCCACGACTCGGAGTGCGTGGGCTTCACGTTGAACTGTCCCTTGCAGAATTTCTCGTTTTCCGGAGTCGTAGGGCAGTTTTGAGCAAGCAGATACCCGGCAATGTGCTCGTTCAGTACAGGTGCCACCGACGCACACTTGGCCTCAGCTTTCAGAGCGCGCCCTAGCGAGATCAGCGGACCGCGGACCAGCTTGGTCTCTTTGTCCAGATCGGCGTCCATGTGAGCGAGCACGCTGTAACCCCGCGCGTATGCACACGAGAAACCGCCGAGTTCTGGAAACTGGACAATCGCGTGCCAGATCCGGTGATCGTGGATCTCGATCCCCCAGTTGATACCGTTGGACTTCAGATACTCCAACATCTCTTTGAAACGTTCCTTCTCCTTCATTCGATCATCTCCTTCATGGTTTCCTGACCTTCCATAAAAGCTGCGTTCGTTGCGCGTGTTCGGCAGACATTGCACTGCGGCACTTGGACAGTCATCTTGATCTCAATACCGGCAGGCACAGTGACATCCCGTAGTGGCCTACCGCACTCTTCACAGACCATGTGAATAAGACTATCCATTTGCAGCTTCCTCATCCTCTGTCTCGTCTCCCACGCGGAACAGGCTGGCTTTTGGAAGATCTTCGAGCAGGCGCTTATGTTTCTCAGTGATCGCCTTCTGGTACTTGGTTTTCCAGTAACCTTCAGGCATAGTCTCGACATGCCTTAGCGTCTCCAGAAGCAGTTTCCTGGCCGCCGGCACGTCTCCCTCGTCAACGAAAGCCTCGATTTGTTTGTTGAGTTTGCCCAGGTACTCGGTGAATTCTTGCCGGAATTCCGCGTCACGCAGCAGCGCGTTCATGGCATCTAGAGCCCCAGTGACGCTGTTTACAGGTTTGTGAATGCGTTCGAGCCAGTGGAATTCGCGCACGACAGCGTGGCGGACTAAGTCACCACGATTACGAAATGGGAACCTGCCATTCTTGGAGAGTATGTCCATCGTCTGTACGTGCATGGGTTGAAAGTTGATCCAAATGCGCTCCGTGTGGCCTTTGGTGTCCGTACCAGACACACGGAACTGTGCCGGGTCCAGATCTCCAGGAAACTCTACTATGTTGTCATCATCCTGGTTGATTCGGCGTTCCTTAGCTGCCATTCGATTCCTCACTTTCAGACATAAAGATAATCACGATTGTTGAAAAGTCAAGACCCTGACGAAAATAAAGTTCGACGCCGAGCGGAGAAAGCCTTACGCTCCTCAGCGCTCAGATCGTCCCGGTCTAAGAGGCGATTGATTGCGAACAGTTCACTATCAGGGTTGTTGAATTGCCCGGACTGACGAGCCCGGATGTGGTCACGCATGAAATGGGTGTGGGTTCGCTTTGGCCGTCCTGCGCGCTTAGATCTACGCAGCGAGGCGAGTTGTTTCCGGCCCTCACGTTCGAGGGCTTTTAAGTTACTTAGTATGTCCTTCTCCATGAAGTTCTTACCAGTGGTATCGTGGGCGCTTGGGCTCGTCCACAACGAAATACTTAAAGGCCAATGCGCACAGAACCGCAGCTATTATAGCAAATGCAGCACACATAGTTTCTCTCTTATTGTGGTGGGGAGCTGGGAGGGAATTGAACCCACTAAAACCAGGTTCACAGCCTGGTGCCTCTCCGGTTGGCTTCCAGCTCCGCAGGCCCGCAACGAAAGTGGAGAGTGGGCGGTCAGGACTCAAACCTGACACTTTCTAAGCGGGGCTCTCCCACCCACTCTCACGTTAGCAACTGGTAGCACCGGCAAGGATCGAACTTGCGACACACGGCTTATCGAGCCGCTGCTCTACCGCTGAGCTACGGTGCTACTTTAGCTGGCAGATCCGGCACGAGTCGAACGTGCATCCCACGGTTTTGGAGACCGTTGCCTTACCAGTTAGGCCACGGACCTGTGCGTGCGAGAGCTGGATTTATGCGTCGGACTCACTGCTCGTTGAGCTGCCCCGCAACCTTCTAGAACCTCGCACGAAATCTGGTCAGAGGGGCAGGGTTCGAACCTGCGTCTCCGGGTTCCAGGCCCGGCCCGGCACCATCTCCGGCTACCCTCTGACTGGGTCTGTCGCTCTCGATTTAGCCCACAGAAGATTTAGGCAGACAGACCACAGTGTGTGGTGGGCAGGGGATGAATCGAACATCCTTGGGGCTGCGCCATGGGATTTACAGTCCCAGCCGCTACCATTTACGGTCTACCTGCCCATTTATCGCGCGCCAGGGCAGCTTTTAACACCTACCTCACGGGTGGCGTGGCTGGCCGCTTCACAGCCCTTCGGACTCGCCTTGCCCGCGACAGGTGTAGCCGCCCTGGTATTACCAAGTTGACTGTTTAACGCACTGATTGCCGTATGATCGTTGGCTATTCCACCCTTGCTTGTTCGCAGGGCAGAGATTGAAAACTGAATACCAGGTGCCTTGTCCGCCGATACCAGCAGCGTCTCGGCACCTTTGTCGATACGAATTGTCACGGACCCGGAGTTCACCGAGTCCGCGAACAGAATCACTTGGTCTAGCATTGAACAGGCACCCAACTTACTTTTTCTCTTCGTCTGGTTGTGGTTGAGGTTGAATGAGGCTCGTGTCTTTGGTGCCGAACCACTTGGCAAGCAATGGGCGAACAATACTTTTCAGTCCAAAGCTGGCAATGATCATCCCGAGAAATGCCCACTGATACCACTCGGGGGTATCCTTGAGGGCAGCAAACCCAGCGGCAACGTACTTGGCCCCACCGGGAACGAAACACAGAATAGCCGGGATGGAAAGCATGATGGTCAGCCACTCGTCTTTCCACGAGGATTCCATCTGCTCAGCAGCGGCTAAGTCATACGCGGCGTCGCCTTCAGTAACTGTAAGCGCGCGCTTGATCTCGCCGGCCACTCTGGCCTGGGCAATGTCTACCTTGCCCTGCGCTTCCACCTTCTTGCGCTCGAAATAGGACTTGCCTATTTCAGTGATGCCAGAGATCGCGGCTCCGATAAGTCCGATAATTGGTAGCATAACTAACTCCTCAATGGACAGTTGGCCCGTCCACTTCGAATTCCTCTATTGTGTAATCTGCCCCAACACTGAGCCGGTACGCCTCTGCATCACTGCGCTGCCAGAATGCTGGAAAAGCGCCGCACATGCCTTGCGCCCACGAGCACGGGGCCTCCATGATAACGGGTGTCGCGGTCCCTAGCGATTTAACCCGCAGGTTCTCTTTGAGAATTCCAACAATATAGATAGTCCGCCGCACGTCAGACTCCTTTGCGCTGGGGAACCACCACTCCAAAATAGTGGTAGTAATACTTGGCGACGATATTGTAATTGGCCTCGGTGATAGTCGCATCCACCACATAAGCATTGGTGGCCGACTTGAACACCAGAAATTTCAGCGTACCGTTCTCCAGGTAGTTGTAGATGTACGGCCACTTAGCCCCAGGAGGAATAACCAAAAGCGCATGAGTGCGCCCATCTTCCCGGCACTTGAGCGCCTTCATGAACAACCAGTAGAAACCATACTTATCATCCTGCTGGACGCACACAATTTCCCACTCGGCAGACAGTGTGAAGTTCTCCGGGCTCAGGTACCCATCAGGCACAGTGGGACAGTCAAGATCCGTCTGAGTGGTCTCCACAACTGGGCCTGGGGCGGAAGAGGCGCAGTGTGAAAAGAAGAACAGCATAGCTACCAGCATAAGCACGGTAATCGCTAACGCTAAAAGATTCTTCGCAGGGTTGCCCATAGCGTACTCCTTTTTTGTTTAGTCTCCAGAAGTATCTGTTGCAGGTAGACTTCGACATCGACAACCTCGCTGGTCAGCAAGCGCCTGTATCTACCCTTCTCCTGGACGATTTTGCGGATGTTGTTAATTGCTTCCAGGACCAGTTGCTGGTTCACTTTTCTTCACCTCTTTGAGCGGTATCACCTCAGCCTTTGGGGTGTCATCCACAAAGATGAAAATCTGGTTCATGAGCTGAGTGCTCACACCATCGGACGGCAGATCCGCGATGCCCACCAATCTGAGATCCACTTCGGTCTCTTCCCGGAGCATGGTCTGGAAGCTGGCCTGGTGGGCCTGCATTCCTACGATAACATCATTGTAGTCCTTGTCCAGTTCCTCTCGCGCGATGGTGAAATCCGCCATCTTCTCTTTGGGGATAGTTCTCTGCAAACTCTGCCCGTCTCCGGCGTCGCGCACAATGGGTTTTCCCTGAGCATCTGTGGAGAACTGCTTGATCAGACCGTCCACTTTGCCCTGGTACTCCTTGAACCGCGCGCTGTTCTTGGCATAGCTTTGGCCGGCCTCCTGGAGTGCTTCAACCTGGGGCCTCAGGCTTGCCCGGTTCTTGGCAATGGTGTAGGTGAACTTCGGATTGCCGATCATGTTAAGTTGGTTGAGTGCCTGAAACAAGTTCATGATCTCTGCGTTCGTCAACTTCATTTTCATAGCTCTCTTCTCCTTTTGAAGGTTAGTGGTTGATGGTGATAAGATAACCACGATTTTTCAAAAGTCAAGGGGCTACTTAGCTTTTTTCTTGTCGGAGACATCCTGAAGAACGGCAATCAGAGCATCATAGTCTGCTACAAACGCGTCCACTTGGTGGGTGTATTCCTCAAACTCGGCTAGGACACGGGCCTTGGCCGCCACCAGAGACTCCAGGGTGACGTCGAATTCGTGGGCTCCTGTTAAATCCCCTAACACACTGAATGTCGGAAGTGTGAATTTGAAAATGTCCTTGGCGATGTCGTTTCCTGGATCGGGTGTCAGCTCCACCGCGTCTGGCTTGATAGT